ATGCGTGATGAGCTGATAGGTGTTCCCACGCTGTCATCAATGAAAAATTCCATCGATATTTCAGCACGGCCTAGCTCGTTTATTTTCTCTTCAAGCGTATAGGTGCCAGCCTTTACATTCTCGACGCTGCCGAATGTCGGATGTATTAACGTGCCTTTCTCGCCATCCTCAAGCACACGCAAAAGATTATCGCGTTCATTGTAATAATCTTCATGCGGTATAACTGCAGTGATTGAAAACTTGCGCGGTATTAAGCCTTGATCTTCAATGCTTTGCTTGTCTGATCGCGGGTAACGAATCGTTATTACACGACGACCACCATTAGTAGGCATTTCTTTTGATAGAAAGCTTACCTTTTTATAACTGGATTCTTTTAGCTGAATAATATCAGTCATTATGCCCCCGCCAACGCAAAGCCAACATCGCCACGCCTTGACCTTCTTGTTGATACGTTTGGCGCTTCTTTCTGCACAAGCCCTTTATCAAGCCCAACATTCAGACCGACATCAATTTTGCTTCCACCTGATAAATCCGGCTTAGTCTCACTCCCAAAGAATTGAGCCTTGATATCATCGAAACTAATAGCTGAAAAATCAAAGTTCTTTATTGCGTTTATAATGCTCATAACTTTGTTTTTCATATCAATTATCGGCTGTACAAGTTGCGCGTGCATATGTCGTCCGAATTTGAAGAAATACTCTTTAACTTTATCCCAATTCTTTATTATTAGGAACGCGCCGGCCGCAAGAGCCATAACAGCTAGCCCAATAGGACTGAAAACTACCGCAGCTACAGCACCAAGAGCGGCTAGCCCTGTCGTTATTAAAGGTATAGCTAAGCCGATGCCGGCGAATAACAGCAATAATGGCCCGATGATAGCCACCACGCCGGCAACTATTAATATTGCCCTTTTCATTTCTGGATTCATGGCTGAGAATTTTTCTGTTACTTCCCTGATTGCCATAGTGATCTTGAGTGCAATTGGCAGCAATTCTCTCCCCAGTTGCTCTTTTAGATCCTGAACCCTGGCTGCTGTAAGCCTTTCTTGGTTGGCTAAGTCGCCGCTGGTGCGCGCATAATCACCGATAGCGTTTTTACTTTGCTCAACTGCTATTGCTAAGGTTGCATATGCAACGGCCTGACGCTCAGACTCGAACCTAGAACCCTTTGCAACCATCTCGGATATTTTTGCCTTGACATCCTTATCAAGTATCGCAATGCCTAACGATTTGAGGGATTCACGCTCACCTAAAAGCGCCTTTGTCAGCGCAGCACTTGCACCCTCTGCACCACCGGAGAAGTTTGTAAACGATGCCAAATCAACGGCGAGTTCATTCACTTGATTAGATAGTTTTAATGCCTCTTTACCTGTAAACCCAAAGCCAGATAAGAGGTCGCCAGTATCACCAAGAAGCTTTCTTGATTCTGTGCCAGCCAAGCCAAAGTTTGTAGCCAGTGCATCCGCTGTCTTTTGAGATTCAGCGGCAACATCTTTAAAAACTGTTCTAAACTTTGATCTTGTTTCGACTGCATCCCTGGCCGCATTCTTTAGAGATTTGGCCATTAGCAAAATTGGCACAGTTATAGCCGCTGAAGCTATAGCCCCATTACGCTTAGCCGACTTCGCGAACTTGGAAAAAGATCCTTTTGCGCTTGTCATTGAGTCTTTTATTTTTTCTTTTAGCCTTCTGAATGCCTCGCCTGTTCTTTTTGATGTGCGCCCAACCCTGCCAAGATCCTCCTTCGCCTTTATGGCGAGCCTTGAAATGGCAATTTTTGAGGATGTGGAAAACTTTGATATGGACGCTTTCGACTTACTGATTGCAGCGTTCATCACAACAGATGACTTGGCGACCTTTTCAGCCGCCTTGCTGTACTGCTCACGCGCCTTTATGACGTACTGAATTACAAATGACTTATTGGCCACTGTTAAGCTCCTGCGCTATTACATCAGCATGGCTTGAAAGATCAACTATTCTATAGAATCCCTGATCTTGTAAATATTCCATGCTCAAAGCACCTCTGAAGCTGTACGCCAATTTACTTAATTTTAGCTGATAGCCTTCATCGCCAACAACTATCAACTCTGAATAAAATTTGCTGTATAGCTCCCCATCATTTTACGGAATTCTTTATGGTTCATTCGATCCATAAGCGGGACAGTTAGATTCTTTTCGCCGCCAACCATAGCCACATCTTTGAACAGCTCACGAAACAGAAGCACCATTTTTTTCATGTCAACGCCGCTTCCCATCATAATTGCTAAAGCTGCATCACCGTCTGGCTCGCTTTCTTTTTCTGGAGTTTTATCGGCTTCTGAGCGTGCTTTTTCTAGGTCAGCATCGCTGAACATATCTGCCATTTTCATGGCCGCACTTTGTAACATGCCTTCAATTTCACAGCATAAGTGAGAGACTTTTCCGGTCGGCTCATTTAGGTCGATGTGATTGCCTTCAACCAATCCATTGCCAGGCGATGAATATTCCAACGGGCTTTCTAATTCAAATGTAATCGTTTCCATTTTTGTACCTTTGACATTGCTAATAAAGGAGCCGCCCGACCGGACGACTCAATTTTCTACTAACTAACTATTGCAGGAGCAGCATTAAATTCTACTGGGATGGCTCCTTCTGCCTGTATTGCTTTCTCTGGATCGTTTGTCATTAATCCACCTTTAAACGTCCTACCAAGCCGTCTTCCTGCCGCATCAGTCCCAGACAATCGAATCACTCGACCGAAGCCCGCAACTTTAATGTCTCTTGTTTTATCAATCATTTCTCCACTGCAAGGAACCGAAAACTTAATCGAAGAAACCTTTGTGGATATATCCTCGGACGGAATCATTACTATTTTGCCGCCTTGCGACGCAGCAATAAGGGTCGAAGTTCCAAGTCCTTCGGTAAATATAATGGTATTTCCCATTATGGGCATTGCTTCATCATCAACTTCTATTGATGCATCAGTTAATATAATTTGATCAGCCATGATTTATTCCTTAAATTTCGAAGGCAACGCGCATGCCGTAAGTTACACCGCGCATCTGCACGACAATATAAAGAGTCATATCAACAAAGAATTTGCCGGTTACAGGGTTAAGTGTAACGGTTAACGCTTCCTTGAATGCTTTATCAAAATCAACCTGTTCACCATCAACAGTGCCAACGCCTGATTGTGTTACAGCAAGTGATCCGAGGTCGTTATTCATTTCAGCAAGGAATGCCGCAATGCTGGCCTCGTTCGCGCTGTCAACGTCTTCGATCAATGCGCCACCTGTTGCCCTAAACTGTGGGTAACGTGCGCGTGTGTTGTTAACGATGTACTCACGACCAGCTGTGGCTGTATCGACATAGTTCAAAAAGCCGAATGTTGGATCAGGGTTGCCAGCGGCGTCAGTTTTGTATGCCGTGACAACTTCACCAGCAATAACCGCTGTGCCTGGTCTGTTGGTATCGATTACCCAGCCACCTACATCTTTAATCTGTTCAATTTCTACATCAGTCCACGAGTTACCAACGTCAGGCGTCAATAAATCAGGGAAAGGCGTATTAAAATAAGGCTTAGAGTTTAATCTGATTCCGCCGAAAGCATCACGCGCACTACGGGCAATAACGAATCGTGAAGCGCTCGCCTCGTCGGTACGTCTTAACGCACGAATAGAAGCGAAACCAGCAGCTTTAACGAATGGCACCTCTAAAATATTAGGGCCGACGTATTTGGTTGTGCTGATTAGCTTGTCAGTATTTATTGATAATGATTGGCTGTTTTCAGTGCCTAACGCTGTTAGATGATTTCCCAGCGTATCAGTTGAGCCAACAAAAGCTCGACCGTCAAGAATATTGTTATCAACGTTGAATCGAGCGTCTAAAACGTCAGCAACTTCGGCCAAATCATCTTGGAACTGCCAGGCAATACCTTGATAACGTTGATTGCCGATAACATCCAAAACGCCGGTTAATACTGGATCAGTTGCGCCGGAAGTCATAGTTGTGAGCGTATTTGTTACACCGCCAACTAATCCGGTTGTTTTAAGGCCAAGAGTGTTACCAAAAGTGCCTTTATTGATTGCCGTTACTGTTACTGTGCCGGTGACGTTTGCAGCTGTAACCATTGATTGAGCATCTGCGGTTATAGCCGCTTCCAATGCGTCACCAATGATAGTCGCTGTATCTGTATCGGCAACAGGGATGATATATTCTCTGAATTTCTGAGAGCCAACATAAAACGTCAATGTTCCCGCTTCTGTGGCGGTGCCTGCAACAACAAAAGTGCCAGTTGCCGCAACACCTGAACCGTTATCAACTAAACCAATAGCGTCAAACTGAGTTACGCCGTTATAGCGTCTTGACTGACGAATGGCCGCAGCAAGTGCCGAGTCTTCACCAAAAAGCGTGTCCCAGCTGTTATCGTCAAGAATGTTTTCTACTAATGCACCTGTAACAGCCGTGCCAGTTGTCATTTGACCAACAAGCAAAAGCCGCTCAGGTGTTAGGCCAGCTGTG